GTATAATAAGCCATTGCTGCTTCTTTTAATAGATTTTTTACTTTATCGCTCATTGTCTACTCCCACATTAAATCCATAATCCACTCTGGTGTTTCCCTGTGCTTCCAGTTCCATATGTGGTTTTTATCTTCGTAATAGTATTTTCTATATGCTTTGATTGCATCTTCATTTTTATACTCATCTGGCATTGCTTGAGCAAATGGGGTAAGTCCTTTGCGTGGCAAATCAATATCAGGTAATTTAAGAATTACTTGATCTACAGATTTGTGAGACTTACCATATCGATAACCATACTCATCATTAAGTGCTAATGCTAGACAATATAACCACTCGTAGTTATCAAGTGATTCTCTAACCCATATTGTACAAGGGTGGTTTTCCATTGTAGGTAAATATGGAAAAGGTCTAGGTTCTGTTTTCTTAGCTTCTTTAATTATAGCTCTTTCCTCTGCATTGATTTTGCGAGGAACATACCCCAAATACTTTTGAATCCAATGAGTTGTACATAACATCTGAGCAGACTCTAGAGGCATCTTTACGATATGCTTGTCTAGATGATACTCTGCGCATCTGTCTATATCATTGTCTAATATAAAAATATTCATAATGAATATTATATCAAATTTTTGGGATTGTGTCAAGTAATATTTTTAGTTAAGGTAAATTTTATCTAAAATATCTTTGAAGTGAGTTTCAAGAATATCTTTAGCTTCTGCTAGAGATAGAATCTCAACCAAGCCTTCGAATAAGGCTTTTGAATTTTCAAAGTCTAGAGACATAGCTACTCCGTCTTTGGAGGGTTTAAACTCCCCTTCAAAGTCAAGGTAATACTTTCTAAGATGTAGATATTCTACGCCTCTAAACTCATTAATAGTTAATCTGATTTGTTCTGTTCCACCTTCTTTTTCTGATATTACTTTTTCGTAGACTTCTGGTGCTTCATGTATCTTCATCGTTTCTTCCTCAGTATAGACTGTAGGGGAACGATGTGAGTTACATTAGCAGGTCTTAGAAGTCTGTAGGAATCAGTATCCCAACAAAATAATAATACTGTCTGTTCAGTTTCTTTTGCTCTATTCTTTTTAGACTGTATATATTTGTTATCAAAATCTAATGTGCAAACATTGTATTTTAACTTTCTAGAATTAGTGCTTCTATAAGTTATTACGGCATCGCCGTATTCTCGGACTAAGTCCTTGAATTTTTGTTTTTCCACTTAAATACTCCATTACATCAAGAAAACTCTTTCTGCTGTAATGGATCGTATTTAACTATTCAAACTGTTAACTATTCCAGTTAGGTAAACTGCTGCTTTACCAGTCAGTTTAGAAATGATACTATCATCTACTTCCTGTCCAGCGTCTGAGATTGCACTTGCTAATGCTTCTTGAGCATCTGCTTTGCTTACTCTGCCGCCGCCAGATCCGTTAGATTTAGAACCACCACTTGCTGGTGTTTTCTTAACATATACACCTGCTCGTGTTAAAATCATTCTGACGCCATTAGGACTTTCGTTTAATTCGTCAGCGATTTCTTTAACCACTTCCATACTTGTTTCTGGAGTTGGTTCAGCCATAGTATACATTTCTATAGCTTCTGCTTTGCTTTCATCTGTCCAAGCCACTTTTCTTCTCCTTTTTGTGCCTTTAAAGCCTGAGCAAGTCCCAAACTTATCCAGCTGTTGTTGATAAAATCTATCGCCCATTGCGACTCCCTTTCTAATTTTTATTATTTATTATAACAAAATGTAAGGGCGTTGTCAAGAATTATTTTTTATTTGTACCAAGTGATTTTACATATGACTTTACCCAAAGGTCTCTCTTATCATCACTTAATATAAGCCCGAAACCAATAACAGGTAAAAATATATTTATGCTAATTGAATATACTAAAAAATGCAGTATAGGTCTTTCTAACATATTGTGTCTGGGTTGGGTTGCCCTGAGTAGCCAAGTTATTCTACTCCAAGTTCTTCCCACTGCTAACACCCATGTTGATGTCCAACCAGCTAAAAACCATTGCCAAATGGGCACTTCTGATAATTCCATAAAATTCCTTCATACTTGCCCTTTCTGTTAAAATTTCTTGTTTCCTTCCTGCTGTTCTATTGTGTGTAATAATATAATAGCATAATGTACGATTTTAAATAAATCATACTCCTTGTCTTCAAAGTTCTTTCCTTTTCTGCCAAAGCGTTGCGCATACTTAATTATATTTCCTAAGCAAAAACCTTCTGCCAGTCCTTGATCAGCTATGAACTCTGTTGCTTGTATGCGCCCTTTAGCGTAATGGGCAGAGTAAGTGTCACTAATGTACTCCATTACTCTACCCATTGTTTGTTTCTCGTTAAAAGTCCAAATAGGTTTTTGAGAGTTGTCTTTATCCACGAATATTTTCCGTTTTAGGACATCTTCTCTTATTAAAAAGATAGGCAACAGCATCGTTAGCTTCTTTACCATTTAATCTTCCATCGTTGTTTTTATCAGCGTGTTCAAATGTTCCCGCTTTAACTACACAACCTGAAAGAGTCATTTCTCTTTTTAAAATAAAACCATCATCATCGAGGTCAAATCTGTCCATATGTCTATTTGCAAAAGCATTAGGAACAGATAATAATAGTGTTAGCACTATAAGTTTTTTCATCTTTTTTCTCTATAATAAACCAAAGATTCTAAAAGTATCCCACAATACATAAACAAAACAAAGCCAAAATCCTTTTTTATAAAAATCAAACTGTTCTTCTTTATTCATTGTGTCTCCTCGGTTTTCCTGCAAGTTAGATCATGGTGTAATACCTTTATTCTATCACTTGCTGTGTTAGTTAATATAAATGGAAAAATGCCGTGTATTAGTATAACTATACTTAGCCCTATAAATAAACAACAATATTTTATAGTGCACCACAGGTGCTCCCAATAGGTTTCACCTACCTCGTTTAAATGATTAAAGTTCATGTCAGATAAATAGATTTTGCATTAGCTCTATTTTGGTACTGCTCCCACAGCCATTGAGTATGTTTATTGAAATATGTTTCAAAAGTCTCATAAGGTTTTTGACCATGTCTATGTCTTTCTAAGCAGTTTTCATCATATAAAGACCTGCACCATTTCGTAAATTCTTTGTTATTTTTTAAATTTTCCATTTTTATATTATACTAAATTTTGAGATTTTTGTCAAGAACTATTTTTTGCTTGTTCAATAAAGTTCTTTTCATTAAAGCTCGCAAATAGGGTAAACCTATAACTAGGCGCTATATGCGATGATGGTCTTATTGTGTGTGGGATTTTTCCATCAAAAAACACTATTCGACCCGGCTTAAATAAGCTGGTATACTCTACTTCTGTTCCTAAGTCGTTAAAGAACAGTGTTTCGCCATAATACTCAGGCTTCCACTCCATATTGATGTAATAGAGCATTGTATATTTTTGAGGGTGAGTGTGCTGAAATTGCACTGAGGAAGGAACAGCTAGATTGATTGTAGCAGATACAAAACTTAATTCTTTCAATTTATTTCTGAGTTCGTGGTTTTGTATCTCATTAACCAGATCTAGTTGTTCCCATGATTCTTTTGTCACCGAATGGTGTAAGCAAGGATATTGCCTATGTTCAAATACTGAACTATCGTCCCAACCTATATTATAGTTGGCAGTTATAGCCATCAGGTATATATCTGACCTGATGTCTTCGGATAAACAATTATCGTATATATCGATCATCTACAACATTATCCAAATAGCTATAGACGTCGCCAACTGTTAAAAGTTTCTCCGCCTGATCATCTGGTATATCAATACCAAATTCATCTTCTAGTTCTAATACTAACTCAACAGTATCTAGCGAGTCAGCACCTAAATCATTAAGAAAGTTGCTTTCCATTTGAATATCCATTTGATCAATACCCAAATTCTGCGCTACCATCTCAATCAATTTTTCTTTTAAGTTCATTTTTAATTCCTTACTTCTGTCCCGCTGTTGGAGCCTTGTGTGTTCCTGCATATAAGCCGAACCAAGCTGCACCAGCACCGACAATTATACTTATTAACCCAGACTGTTCTAATGTTGGGTTGGGTAGTTCCATAAACCATATAGTAGAATAATAAAGCAAGAAGATATAAACACTAAGGAACATTCTAGGGAATATTCTCCAACTGTCTATCATTTGCGCCATCCAAATACCTTTTTGCCAAGGATTTTCTGGCTCTGCTTTCATTTCCATCTCTAAAATTTTTGCCTTTAGTTGTCCTATTTCGTCAACCATTGACATAAACTTTTGGAGATCGATTTCTACTTCATTACGGCTCATATCACCTGAAAAGCGATCCATATCCGCCATGTTTTTCTCCCGAAAAGCTCGTAAGAGCTACTTATTCATATCTTTTATGAATTTATACTTAGGATCATCTATGCTTATAGGTTCAATATCTATCACATAGGGTTGTTTTCCTCTCGCCATGAGAGAGCCTAATGTAAGTTTTTCTTCATTATCCCACTCACAAATGATCTCAATTTTATAGAGTTGTTTTTTCATTTTTTCTAGTTCTCTGTTAACTATTTTTTCTAAATCTTCTACATCTGGCATCGTATCCCAGTCATCTAAGTTTAACTGTTCCATATCTTTTTCCATAGCCTTTTTAATATGCCTTCTTTTTTCTTTTT